TTTTAGTCTGTATTTGTTACTGTTGCTGCTGTTGTATCAGATACGTTTACAACGCCAGCAGCTGTATTTGTCATCACAACGTGATAACCAGCTGTTGAAACTGCACCAGAAGAAGTTGTTACGCGCCAAATAATGTCGCCAACTTTAACTAATGAAGCTACTGCGTTAAAATAACCTGATGTATCAACTGTTGCAGCTGTATCTTCAGTGGTATAACTCCACATTTGTGGAGCATTACCAGCTTTAGATTGACCGCCAATCGGTTGAAATGCTGTGCTTGAAAATGCCATAATAGTTTCCCCTTAGATTAAGTTTCACGGCAAGTGATTTGAACGATACCCTCAGCATCAATTGTTGTTGCTGTAGCAGAGAAAACTGCATTCACAAGGAATGATGTTTTTTCTGGAACATAATTGATTTCTGTGCGAGGAGCTATGCCTTCTGCGTAACCAACAGAGTCTTTATGGAACGCAAACATTGTTCTATCTAAAGATCCATCGATTGCTAAACCACCTTCTGAACGATCACCCAATGTATGGAATGTGAAACCTAAGAATGTATTGATTTCGCCAGCCACAAGTGCTTTAACTGTATTGAAGTCAGAAGAAGTTACTGATGTTTCTGAAAGCAATGAAGCCAAGCCATTACCATGTAAAATAACATGGCGATCCATTGGAGGAACATTGTTTTTATCTAATAGACGTTTAGCTTCACGTAATTTAGCTACGCTTAGGTTAGTGTCTGTTCCGCCAATGTCGTTAGACACTGTTAATGAAGTTGATGAAGCAGCAAGTGCATCAAGAACCATTTGATCTTGACGGCGACCAATAGCGTTAGCTACTAATTGCACTAACTCTTGTCTTTCGTCAAAGTTTACTTTTTGTTGCATGAAAATGTCAGAGTACTCTGCTGCATTCCAATCTGCAAGCGTAGCAGTTACTTGTGACCATGCTGCATTTAATGGTGTTACGTCTGTTTGTGGGATTCTTAAAGTAGCAACACCTTTGCCTACTTTAGGAAATTTTACTACTGAGCCTTCAACACCGCGTCTTTGTCTAACAGCACCAACTAATTCTGCCTTACCTTGGTAAGCCTGTTTAACTTCGGCATCAAAGAGCGTTACAAAAGCGCTTGATAATCCAATAGCCATGTTATTCTCCTAGAATTGATAAAAAATTTAAGTTTATCGCTTTGGTTAGCCAAGAAATCTGGGCCAGTGCTTGCTATTTACGATAGCCATACGACAAGACAACTTGCGTGAAGGGTTGCGAATGCAATGAGCCTTGAGGAGTTTTTAGCATATTTTGCAAATTTATGCAAGTATTTTGCGTATTAAACAAAAAAAAGGCCCACCGAAGTGAGCCTTAGCCTACGGAGACTAATTATGTACCAAAAGATGATTGGAACATTCTTTCTACTTTAGCACGATATCCAGGATCTGTTTTATATTTTGGATCCCCTACCATAGCATAAAGTTCATCTTTTGACGGAGCGCCACTAACAGGAGAGTTATCTGTAGGTACACGACCTTCATAAGATGATCTTAACTTTTCTAATGCAGCAATGCCTTTAGCAGTGCCACCCATTACTTTAAATTCTTCAAAGTCGTCTTTACCCCAAATACCTTTATTAACTAATCCACTAGCCCATTTAATCATGCCATTGATGCGCGCATCTGCATTAGGACCTAGTGCTTTCTTTTCTTGCTCTAAGTTAATTGTTTGAGTATTTTCTGCTTCAAAGCCCATTTCAACAACTTTACCTACTAATGTATCTAAAGCTGCCTGGCTAACGTTATATTCTTTAGCCCATTCTATAACATGACTCCTTACAGGATCAGTCTCTGGAATGTTTTTAAATGCAGATACATCATACTTTCCATCTGCTGGTGCTTTATGTTTGCCTTGTGAGATTTGCTTGCGGAGATCAGTCCATGACTTAGCAATTGCTTCTAGGTCTGGTTCTGCATTATCTTTCTTCCAAAAGTTTTCTGGCCACCATTCTGGTCTTTCTAATGGAGAGTCATCTTCTGTAGGTTCAAGATGTGATATATCAGTCTTTGTAGGATCTGATGCTTGTGTTTCTATTTCAGGTGATGCGTTGTCGAGTAAGCCAGTTTCTTGAGATACTTCCTCAGTACTAGGCTCGATTGAGTCATCTATCATTACATTTTCCTTGCTCTAATTAACCTTGCTTCTAAATCTCTTACCATACTATTCTGACCTTCTCGGTAGTAAGCATAGCTAGAATCGCTACCAGGCAGGGCAACTGGTTGCTCTAAAACAGTTTGACGTAACCACGCCATAACTTTTTGTCCATCTTCATTACCTAATACGCGTAAAACTAATCTGTCTAAATCTTCTCTTGCTTGGCTAACATCCCTAACATCTAATGGTAATTGATTCTCTAAATCTTCCCATCCAGCCATTACATTCCCCCTTGTTTAACCATTTGCTTGGCAGCCTCTGGTATAACTTCTGGTGCTTGTTGTGCAACTTGTTGTGCAGCCTGAGCCATTTGTTGAGTCATCATTGCACGTTCTTCTTGAGTGTTGCGTATCTTTTGTGGTATACCTAACTTTTCAGCAATGTAATCCATCATAGCATCCATCTTAATAGTCATTTGAGCTTGTGGACCTGCTTGTTGTACAATTTGAGCATATTGTAATACGCTTTGTACATCTTCCATGCTTTGTGCCATAGCTAATGGTGCTACCGCTGATACTCTAATTTCTAATCCATTGACTTTAAGTGGCAAATCAATAAGACCACGCTCATCCATAACTTTTAAAATCTTAGTTACCAATGGTATCATAGTTTCATTTATCAGTCTGCCAAATGCTGATCCTAGATTCTGTGATAACTCTTTCATTCTTTCTACTACTTCTGTAGCAGAACGAGCTGACATATTATCTGGTGGCAATGATTCATCTAATAGAATACGCTTAATACTCATGCGTAAATCATTCATAATAATTTGAGATACATTAAAATCACCAGCACGTGGCAATGGTTTTAATGATTCACCTTGTGGGCCACCATTACGTGCAACAGGAATAATAGCACCTGGAATAATTTTAACTGTATTGGGATTCAATACGCCATCATCTGCTGCTGTATAAACACCAGCAATAGCCAATGAAGCATTTTTAAGTAATAGTTCTAATGTTTTGTTAAGCGTCTTAATGTCTGGCAATGCAGTAATTAATGGACCACGACCATAAATCTCTCCAGCTACTTTTGCATAGCGAGATACAATCCATGGACTTTCATTCATTCGTTTATAGACTAATTCTGTTTTAGATTCTTTATGAATAACATGGTAACAATAATCACCACGCTTTTGATCTAATACTGTAGCTTCAATTAAATCTAAATCATCTGTAGGCTTTTGATCAATTTTCTTTTGCAGTTCTTCTGGGATAACTGCATCTGGCCATTGTCTCATTAAAGACTCGCCTTTAATACGCATACGTCTATATACATTATCTACTTGACCATTAGCACCTTCTTCAAAAGATACTAAGAATTGTGGTACTGGAATAAAATTAAGTGGATTAATATCATCACCAGGCTGAACCATCATTACAGCAGTACCTACAGATAGATCAAGTAAGAACTCGCCAATAGCAATATCAAAGTTAGATTGTTTTAATGTAGCAAATAGTTTATCTGAATACACATCTAATGCAGCTTGCGCTTCTTCTTTGCGATCATCAGGAATATCTGCTCCTGGCTCAAGTCTACACCACTTACGTTGTGGTGGGAATATGCCAGATTGCATACGATTAGCAAATCGTTGTGTAGAATTAATAGCAGTAGAATCAAACACACGATTCATTTTCTTTTGCCCTGTAGTTTTACCATCGTAATAGCCGTCATAAAGATTACGTTGTGGTAAAGCAAATTCATAGGCTTCATCATACAAAGATCTAAAGTCTTCTTTTTTTGTTAGCGCTTTATCATGTCTTCTTAAAACATCATCAGCAGATAATCTCATCATTTCAGCCATATTAATCCCTATGATTTCTTATTTTTATTTGCAAAGTTTGTTGCTGCTTCTTTACTGCCAAATCCCCAAGCTTTTAATGCTAACTTTAATCTTGTAGGTTTTCCATTCTTATCTACTAAAGGACCATTCATTCCACCAAATCTAGCAGCAAAAGATACGCGTCTAGGATTAGTTCCATTTTTTACTGGAGATTGTAAGTTACCACCTTCTTTACTTTCAAAGTATTTTCTTCCAGCTTCATTTAATCCACCATTAGGATTTTGATGTTTCTTTAATGTCATTATTCATACCACTCTAAAAATAATTCAGCCATTTGAGCAGCACCACTAACATTAGTTAATCTAAATAAATATGTCGTTAATGGGTTTAATACTAT